CCATTGTCGGAGTATCAATGAAAAGCTCTTGCCCGTTTTTCCTGATCTTGTATTCTCCCTTTGTTATTCCAATGTCTTTCATCTCTTTACTTTTCTGCTGTACGCCAGCTAATTGTTATCATTTCGTTGTTTGTAGTCGTAGCCACTTCAAATTTATATCCTTCCCTTCTTAACCATTCCTTTGTGGCGGGTTTAGTATTTACAAGACTTACTGATAATTCGCCGTTTTTAGCAGCCTTCTCAATAAGTGATACAACTTTCTCTATTTCGCTTCCGGCTGATTCTATTGCCAGAGCAAGTGCTTCTGATGCTTTCATCTCTTTGGTTATTGGTTATTATCCANAAATTCATCAANNTCNTTTGCTATNTCAATTTCNNACATATCTTTATAGTNNNTATACNGNNGATGANNNTTCNCNAANNTTCANCAGTTCTCCCCGTATCACGCTNCGGAGGTCGGAGAGGAATAGGTCAGATGGTTCTTTATTCCATTTGCATCTTTCATGGCCTTCGCCGGGGTCAGTGCAAATATTAGTGTCACTTATCCGATAGTAACAATCCGTGGGAGCAGAGCAGTGTTTCTCCCCATTATTTATTCCAACCCATTTCTCTGCAAACTCCTCCTTCGTCATCTCCGGCTTTTGTTCTGTCTTGTTCATGGTTTTACGTTTTTAATTCTCTGCCCCAATAGCCACATCAGCATTATCATCATAGCGAAGATGCCAATAGACACACATGCGATCTCGATTAGTCTTTCTTTCATGATTTCTCCTCTTTAATGTTGACACCCAGAATCCTTAACTGATCCGGCATGAATAACTCTACTGCTCCTGTCTTAAGATTCTCACAAATAGCAACAGTATAGTGAACAGGAACAAGATTACCATAACTNTCAGGCACCATATCATANCGTAAGCCCCANTGAAGCAACTTGTAGTTGGCCTTCTTCTCCGATCCATCCTCNTCCCAGNTAACTTCTACTATCGTCNTGATGTTTGCCATTAATGGTAGTCCGGGTCAATCTTCTTAAATTCGGCCTCAATCTTCTCTTCTGAGGGGGTTTCTTTTATCCGGATAGCAAAGGTCCGGTTCTTCGATCCCTTCCTCTCAGACCAGGTGATATTGCCCAATTTTGAGAAATCAATTACCTCCACCCCATAACGGTTCATGTCACGGAGTATAAGGTTCTGGATCCCGGTCCTCTCTGCCTCTATCCGGGCCTTGAACTTGCGGAGGAAGGTGTCCTTCTTACAGAGATCGTACTGGTCGATTGTGCCGTCAACGGTCTCTCTCTCCTTGAGAAAACGCTCCTCTATGAATTCCCGGTAAGCCTCAGAGTTGTCGGGATCCGGTTCAAACCTCTGGATCTCCCCCTCCCACTTCTCTGCCTCGGGGATGTTCTGGACGGACTGCGCCTCCATTTTCTTTGCGTATGCCTCCTTTGCCGGAAGCACACGGTTCTCCCAAAACATACGGGTTATCTCTATGATGCGCTCACAAAGAGCATCGTCCCGTTGGATCTTCTCTACCCGGAAATCCCTGCCGTCCTGAAGGATTGCTATCTCCGCATAGTCCGTTTCCAGTATGATCATGTACTGGTGGACCTGGGCGAGATAAGAGATCGGAATTCCGTCGGCCCACATTTGTGCCGCCCAATATGATAGGGTTTTTATCTCAAGCACCGCCTCAGTCACCAATGCCTCCCCGGTTAAGAGGTTACGCCCTCCCTTGATGTTCTGGACCCGGTCCAGGCTTGCAAAGAGCCAGGGATACTTCGGGTTCACAACATAGCCGTTTATGTTGCGACAATTCCGAACAACCCTGTTGTTCTTAAAGTTCTCGATGTAGCCGTCCTCGCTGCCATCATAAAATTCCCATATTTCTGCTATCTCGTCCTCCAGTTTTCGGCCCCAAAAAGTTCCTTGGTTGTCCTCTCTGCGCTGTTTGTAGTCTCCAACCTTTTCATGAAACAGACGCGCTGCCGTATTATATTTATCAAGTCCCAAAATCGTAGCGACCTCGGAGCCTCCTATGCCATTTTCCCGAAAAGCATACCACTCTTCGGTGTGTGGTTCTATTCTTGTGATTATGAGATCTGAGTTCATCCTTCGTACTCCTCAAGTTTACCGTAGAGATCATTGTATTCCGTTACCCAGTCCGGATAGATAGCGTCCCCAAGGTTGAGAGAGTCCATTATCGCATCCCGGAGCATTTCAAAACGAATACACTGAACGGTGTGATAAAATTCTTCCTTGGGACGGAATTCCTTGCTTATAGTATAACAAGGAGAAGGACCGTCCGGCTCTTCCTTCAACGATTGATCCGGAGATGCCGGACCGGGATCCTCTGCCTGGGGATCCTCTTCAAAATCCACTTTCATTATTTCCGGGTCCTCCTTTTCTTCCGGTTCCGGTACAACCTGCTTGCCTTGTTGATCATGAAAGGTGATCTCTCCTCCTTCTTCAAGTACCAGCGTGCCATCAAGATACTTCCGGTAGTCAGCAAGAGTTAACCGGCTGTCAGCCCATGCTTTCATCTTCTCCCAGATATGATCCTTGATGGCCTCCCATCCGGTGCCGGTCTTAATCATGGAGATATACCCCTGATTGATGTCAAGGAGTAGTGCAACATCTTTCTGAGAGACCTTTTCGGCCTCAAGAGCCAGTTGCAGGCTCGTCTGAATTCTAAGTTTTTCTGCTGTTTCCATCGTCTTTACAGTCTAGGTGGTTTATAATTCAAATTTAATGGTTCAATCACAATGAACATCTGTTCAAATATCTGCTGAAGGAATGAGGCTTGCATCTCCATCATCTCGGACTCCTGTTTCCCCTCATTGGCAATGTTCTCATACCATAGCGCATACCACTTGGTAACAGCGTCAACCAGCGCCTCATGCTGCTTGATGAGTTTACTGCCGGCCTCATGCACCGTCTTCAGAAACTCAAACCTCTTCTGCATGGCCGCAAACTTGGCCTCTGCCGCAGCCTTCTGTTTTGCGTCGGCCCATTTGTAGTTTACATCGGAAAGGATCCTGAATGCCTCTTCTATCTTCTTTGCCTGGTAGTCGACCTCATCACTCTTGTAGCGATCAAGCACTCGGGCAAACTCGTAATTGTTTACAATCTGTTCTGCCATATTATTCAATATAAAAGATTTTGTCCTCAAAAATGAAGTGATGCTCCACCCCCTTAATCATAACTATACTGGCCGATTTACGGGCATAGTGTACCTTGTCCCCATTTGATACCTCCGTGCATGCGTGTCCAGCCTCTATAACCGTTCCCCTGTTGGGTTTCTCCTTTGCCGTTGCAGGGACAATGATCCCCTTGCTGGTCTTCTCCGGCAACGCATCCGGTAGTATCAATACTGCTTTTCCTTGTGCCTCCATAAGTGTATATTTAAAATGGTAATGTGTCTTTCCCGTTATCCGTAAGATCTATGTCAATCTTATCATCTTTCTCCGGCTCAATGCGACTGTTCACATCTCTGGCCGGGTTTTTATCATCCTTCTCAATAATAGTGAACTGCCCCCCCTTATAAAAATCCATCTTCATCTTTATCCGGTCCTCCATGCCAAGCTCCTCAAAGCGGATCTTCTCCGTCCGGATGATGGTGGGAGCATCTGTGACCACTTCGTACTTGTCATCCTCATCTGATCCCCGGGGTACTTCTGAGTTGTGCTTCTTCCTGTTCTTGTAGCGGTGAATGATTATCCCGATATCCGCTTTCTCCTTCCATGCAGAGGATCCCTTAATGTCGTACAGAGATGGCATCCGGTAGTTGACCCCCTGCTGATCAATCTTCTTGGGATGTACCACTACTATGCCATGTACATTATAGGTGTCGTTGAAATTTATGAGATAGTCAAGCTGTTGTGAGATAAATGATGTTTCAGTCATGTATTTTGGCTGCTCATGCTCAATCTTATTCCAGGCATCAATAACATAGCCAAAGATGTCTTCGGTCTTCTTAAGGTGAATGAGGTACTCCAGGATCGAATTCAGAGTGTTGATCTTCGTCAACTCTATCTTTCCCTCAAAGCTTTCAAAGTTATTGCGGTCCGGAGAGACAACAAAGAAGTGTTTGGTAAGAAAGTTCATTGTCTTATCCCGAAGAACCTGGTTCATCGAATTGCCATAGCCCTCTTGGAACGCCTTTCCCGAACATACCTCTGCCAACTTTGCAAACTCCCTTGCTACTGGCCTGTTCTCCGGTGTGAATAACGCCCACTTGATGTTCTTATCAGAGTTGTGCATGGTAAACTGGCTCAGATACCACCGGACCCATGTTGATTTACCTGAACCGGGTAATCCAGTCACAAACGTTATATGCTTTGGCTTGAGAGTAAACAACTTATCTACGCCCGGTACTCCAATCCCCAATCCCGGAGTAAAACCATGCTTGGCATATCTCTCAAGATCGTGCCGTACATCATATGGCCTGATGATCCCCTTGACAGCAAAGGAAGATAGGTTCTGATAGCACTCGTCAACACCCTCTTGTCCCAACGGCTTCAGACCTTTGCCCTCATCCCCGTTGTAAACTTCATTGATGTCCTTATAGCCTACTGGATAGTTGATATACTTGCACCGTGCTTTGCCGAAAAAGTGAACCAGGTGTTCTCTCAGAAATCTGCCGGCCTCATCGTTGTCCGTTGAGAAAATGATCAGATCAACGTTGTCAGGATGGAAGAAACTCTGCACATACGGATCCTCCGCATACGAAAACTCCTTATCGAAGTTCTTCGCCTTGGGACTAGGCGCTCCCTGCGGTACGCTTACCGCATTATTGTAGCCACACTGTTTCCATGTCAGAGCATCTATCTCTCCCTCGGTGATGATCACAATCTTCTTCTCTGCAACCTGTTCATTATTCTCAAAGCGAATAGACTGCATACCCCAAAAGACCTGTCTGGTGCCATAGTCCTTGTTCATCTGCCACCACTTCGGCCCAGACTCTTC